AGCCCGCCGCGAGCAGCCGTCACGGCTGGAGGTAGTAGAGGATCACGACCAACGTGCCGGAGGCCGGCAGGTTGGCCGTGGCGATCGTCAGGTAGATCGGCGTGTCCGACGAGTAGGGCGTGTCGTCGATGCCCGCGACCACTCCAAAGAAGGTTGGAGTGTCAGTGGCAGTGAACGTCGCCGCGGCGCGGAGCTGGCCGTTTGACCCATGCGTCGAGTTGGTGCCGATGGCCACCACGGACGAGCCGAGGGAGGCGCTCGCCGCAAGGACACCGGGGAGCGGGATCGCGCCGGCCGGGATGACGCCGAGGTGGATCGCGTCCGAGGTGGTCTGCGACGCCAGGGTGATGACGTTGCGGATCGCCTTGACGCGGCCGCCGTAGGCCGGGGCCCGGGGCGGCGACACCGGAGAGGTGCCGAAGCCCGCGGTTTCAGTGGAGTAGAGGATTGCCATCGTGCGCGCTCCTTAGCCGGTGGTGGCGATCTGGACGACGCGCTTCTCTTCAACGCGGGTCGCACCGAGAGTGGTGGTGCAGTAGACCTGCGTCGCGAAACGCTTGTCGGGGCGGGGCGCCACGGAGACGGCCACGTCCTTCCAGGTGCCGAGGTACATGCCCGACTTGACCCACATCGGGACGAAGCGGGTTGCGCTGCCGACGGCCGTGACGGTGTCGGCGGAGTAGGACGCGCTGTCCGTGTACTCGACATGGATGAAGTTGATGCCGAGGAAGTAGGACAGGCGGCCGTCGACGAGCGCCGGCTTCGAGTTGAAGTCGGTGGACTTGACTTCGATCTCGTTGAGGAGCGCGTCGTGGTCGGCCGAGTTGATGGCGCAGTAGATCGCCTCGCTCTCGAGGTCGACGCCGGCGGCCATGAGCAGCACCTTGCCGGCCCGCAGCTTGGCGACGTTGAGCTTCGAGTTGGTGCCGCCGACGTTCACGCCGACCTTCTGCCCCGCAGGGAAGGCGGTCGTCGAGGCGCCGTTGGTGCCGGTCGGCGAGGAGGCGTAGAACGCCTGGAGGATCTCGTCGTCCTGCGCGCGCCGCATGGCGTTGACCGCCGACATCGTGTAGGGCGACGTCGGGTCCAGGAGCATCTTGAGCTTGTCCTGGTCGTCGATCAGCGTGCCCCAATCGTAGTCGTTGGGGAAGACCCAACGCTGCGCGGTCGGCATGTCGATCAGCGGCGTGTCCTGGTAGCGGCCGAGGTTCTTGATCGGCTTCGTGGTGCCGATCTGCTGGACGACCTGCGCACCTGTGCCGGTGTGAGAGCCCATGGTGACGAAGGGGGCAAGCTTGCCGCCCTTCTGCGTCAGCAGCATGTTCACGTTGGTCGTGTACTGCTGGATGTAGTGGGTGGCGACCTGAAACATGGCGCCATGCCTCCTGGGTTGAACCAAAGGGGTGGCGCGGTTGTCCGGTAGCCGGGCTCGCGGGTAACAGTAGCATTAATGCTACCCGCGAGAGTTGTCAACCCCTAGCTGCCGGGATTGGCCTTCTTCTGCCACTCGGCCATCTCCTCGATGGCGAGCTGGCGCACCTTGGGGTCTGGCGACATGTAGCGAGCCTGGAAGGCCGGATCGCCGATGAGCTGGTCGATCTTCGCCTTGGCCTGCGCCGGCGACGCGGAGAACTGCCCGCCGCCCTGACCCGGGGGAGGGGCCGACGCCTCGGCCAGGTTCTCGCCGAACTGCATGAACATCTTCATCATGCGCTTCGTGCCGATCGCCATCTCGAGCTTGCCGAGATCGCCCGCCTCGAGGCCGGCCATCTTGATCGCCCGGCGCCCGAGCTCGACCTTGTTGTCGAAGTCCTTGCCGAGCTCGGTGGCCAATTCGTTCGCCTCCGCCGAGGACTGCACGGCCCACGCCTTCATGTTCTCGGCCTCGCGGGCCATCACCTTGTCGATGAGACCCTTGCCGATGTCCTTGGGGACGCCGACCTCCTTGAGGATCTCGGGGATGTAGCCCGCCTTTTCAGCGAGTTCGCCTTCGAGCTTGATGCCGTAGTCCTCGACCTTCTCAGGCGGCGCAAAGCCAACCTTGGCGAGGAACTCGGCGCGCTGCTCGGGCGTCGCCTTCTCGTCAGGCAGCATGACGGTCTTGCCGGCCTTGTCGGCGCCGAGGAGCTGCTCGAGGTTCTGGTAGGACTTGAGCATGGCCTCGGGGCCGTCCCATTTCTTATTCGCGATGAACTCGTGGTGATCCTTCGGCAGCGAGTGATACCAGGGCTGGTCGGGCGAGGCCGGATCGGCCTGCACCTTGAGAGCCGGATCGGGCGCCGGGGCCGGATCGGGAGCGGCGGGCGGGGCGGCCAGCGCCGCGGCGCCGGCGAGAGGGGCGGCTGCTTCGCTCATAGGTCTGGATCCTGCAGGTTGGTGGTCTGGTAGGGGTCGAGGTTGAGGAGCTTGACGAGCTCGTCCCACACCTCGCGACGCGCCGCCGCGGCCACTGTGGCCACGGGGTCTACTTCTCCGCTCGGGGAGAACCTGACGAGCCGGCCTGTCGCCGGCCCGTGACAGAGGAATTTGAGGTGAGCCGCAACCCTTCGGGCGTCAGGGTTAAGTTCACCTCGCGCATTCAGGCACAGCCGACGTATCGCGACTTGCCTTTTCGAGAAGGGCTGGTCGGTCAGAAGGGTGCCTGGGATGCGGCCTGGTTGGCCTGTGCCATGGATTTGACGGTGTTGCCGAGCGCCGGCGCGGCCTCGATGAGCTGCTGCGCGGCCATCTGCTGCTGCTGCACCTGCGCCTCGGCTGCGAGGCGCTCACGCGACTTGACGATGCGGAGCGGTGCGCCGTTGACCTCGGCGAGGATGCGCGCGCTCTCGGAATGGTCGAAGACCTGCATGGCGGTCGGGTCTGTGGCTGCAACCACACCCATGACCTCGTAGGTGCGCAGGATGCCAGTCGCTTCCTCGGCGCGCTGCTGGCGGACCAGAGGGCTCTCGTAGACGATCTCGGCGATCCCGCCCATCTCGAGCAGTTCGGGCGGCGCAGGCGGCAGAACGCCTGCCTGCGTCCAGATGTCGAGCTCGCGGACGATCAGGGGTCCGAGGAACTCTGACTGCTGGCGGCCGATCGTCGGGGCCAAAAGCGCGCCTTTCTCCTGCGCGCGCAGCATTGCCTCGGTCGCCGTCATCTGCGGCGTGTCGACGAGGATCTGGAAGAGGGTGACGAGGAAGGCGCGGTTGATGGCCTGGCGGCGCTGGTCAGCCATTTCCAAGGAAATGCGCGGATCGCCTTCGGGGCTCATGTGCTTGGCCAACGCCTGGCCCTGCTCATTCAGGTAGCCGCGATTGATGGCGCCGGAGCGCACCGCGAAGGGGTTGAGCGCGTCGACATCGGCGGTCAGGATCGGAGGGTCGGTGACGAGCTGGCCGTAGCGGAGCTGCGTCTTCGACATCTCGTTGAGCGTCTTGATGTCTGCCAGCGCGTCCCACGCCGGCGAGCGCCCGTAGACCTCGCGCGGGGCGGTCGTGTAGCGCGACACCGCATAGGGGAAGGTGCGGAAGCCGCCGCGACGCAGCACGTCGCGCGTCTCGACGCAGATGTCGTAGGCCGCGTTGGCCATGCCGCGGTAGTCGCGCTTGCCCCGCGCCTTATCCTCGTTGGGCTTGACGCAGTGGAGGAAGGTGAACTTGCGGTCGGGCTCGCGCTCGGCGTAGCGGCTGATCGTCTCTGGCAGCTTGTCGCGCCACTTCTGCTGCGCCTGCCGGACGGTCAGCTCGTACTCCCGGTCGACCACGTCGACCTGCCCCTGCGCGTTCTCCTGGATGTAGATCTCGGAGAGCGGGACGTGCATGTAGCGGATGCCGCCGGCGAGGCCATCCTCGATGTAGAGCGCGCCGGTGCCGAAGGCGCCGAGCGACATGAAGGTCTCGTAGGCCTGGCTCGCGAAGTTGGCGCCGGGCGCGTAGCGCAGCCGGAAGGCCAGGTCCCGGATGTCTTCGAGGTAGCGGTTGACGGCCTCGCTCTCGCGCAGCTCCATGGGCGCGGCGAACCTGTGCCACTTCTGCGTCCGCGGCACGAGCATACTCTCCATCGCGGCGCTAAACGCCGGAAGCGCGAGCTGCGCCGTGCTGTCGTAGACCCACTCCTCGCGGCGCTGGCCGGGCGAGTACTTCGTCACGAACTCATCGGCGCGCGGGAGCACGCGCTTCGCGATCTCCGACCAGACGCGCTCGAAGTTGCCGCGGTACGCCTTGCGGCTGTCGAAGAGGCGGATGAGCTCGGTGGCGTCGTTGTCGGCCATCAGTTCGCCTTCCGCACGTCGGGGTCGATGAGCTGCGTAAAGGGGAGATGGCCGGCGAGATCGCGGGCGTCGGCGGGCAGGCCAAAGCGCAGCGCCTTGTCCTCGTCGCGCGTCCACACGTAGGGCCGCCAGCCATTCTTAGCTGCCTCCGCTCCGGTCGCGCAGCCTTTCGGCCAGTCGGGGACGGAGAGGTAGGCCTTGCCGTAGAGGCTGACGACGTGGCCGCTCATCACATGCCGGCCTTGGCGACTGGCGCCGACGTCGCGCCAAGATCAGGGAGCCCCTGGTCGCCCGTGAAGATCGTGGTGCCGCGGCCACGCATGGCGGAACTGTCGCGCTTGTTCCGCATCAGGATCGCGTCGTCGATCGTCGGCGTCGGGGGTGGAGCCTGGACGTTCGGTTTTGGAAGCAGAAAACCCATGCGTTCAACCCCAGTCGACCTCGCCGACCCCGTCGGCTTGTAGCTGCGATGCTACTCCACCCGCACCGCGATAGTGCGCGGGGACGCGGGCATGGCGGAGCATCATCATAGCGTACCTGCTAGCCGAGATCAAATCGTCGTACTCCTTGACGACCTTGCCGTCCTCGCGGTGGTACTGGCGCCGCTCCTCGAGCCACATCGGGCACGTCGAGAACACCTTCCACCTGCCAGACCTCATGCGCTCCAGCATGTCGAACAGGCCGGCCTCAAGCCCTGACGTGCCGTCCGCGAACTTCGCCCGCTCCCCGAGCATGTTCAACCCTGCCCGCCTGTACTGCTTGGCGATCTGCTCGCCGGATCCCTTGTCGTGCTGCAGGCCATCGTGTGGCCACGCCCACGGCAACCTGCCCCACTGTTTCAGGATCGCGACGTGCTGCTCGGGCGTGTTCTTCGAGACCCTGTGCTCGCGCGTCAGATAGACAATGTCCCTGTCCCTGTCCCACGCCAGCTCGACCGCGGCTGTCGGGTGGTCCCACCCAAAGTCGATCCCGGCGATCCGCGGCCACCACTCGGGCAACTGGATAGGCTGGACGACGATGTCGCTCTCCTTGACAGGGAAGATCGCGCCGGAGCCGAGCATGGGCACGCCGCGGGCGCGGGCGTCCTGTTCGTGCTCGGGGTAGGTGGCCACGATCGCATCGGCCTGCGCCTTGGTGTAGTGGCCGGCGTCATAGATCGTCATGGCCGTGACGGCCCTGTAGGGGGTCTGCTCGTTGAGGAACCTGCGCACGACCTCCGACATGCCCATCAAGGGCGTGAACGTCAGGTAGACAACCCCCTGCGTCGCGTTGGTGCGCGTCAGCCCTTCCGAGTAGACATCCATCGGAGGCTCTTCGTCG